GTTATGGATATACCAGCACCAGTCCCAGTTGGGGCACTACAAGCACTATTGGCTAGGTCAAAACAAGTTATGCAACAAGTCGAATCCAAAAATCCTATCGTACAAAAAGGTGGTGATGCTGGTTTAATTGAATCGTTTTCATCACAAGAACAATCAAATGATTATGATGATTATGAAGAAAAAGATTCATATTATGGTGAATACAAAGCACCAGAAAGAGATGTAACCAAAGTAATTGATTATACTGAAGAACAAGTTATGGCTTCTAATTTACCACCAGCTATTAAAGAAGCTATGTTAAAAAACAGAATACCAAGATTATCTGGTCCACCATCAAAAGTGTCTCCAGAAGCTATTGCTAAAATGACTGGTATCCAACCTAAACCACAACAAACTAAACAACCATTACGTGAAAACACAAATAATAATGGTATGATTACAATTAGTACTGAACAATTACAAGCAATGATTAAAGAAGGTATTGATAACTTCTTCAAAAATGATTACGAAAAAAGAATCACTGAAGCAGCAATAAAGAAAACAATCAATGTGCTTATCAAAGAAGGTAAAATAAATGTAAAAAAATAAATAAAAGGGCTAGTTAATAGCCCTTTTTTATTTTCTAATATTTACAAATGTTTCACGAATCATATATTTGATTATTATGGATAAAACATTTATATACACATTGTCAGACCCAATAACAAATGAGATACGTTATGTTGGTAAAGCTAATAACTTAAAAAAACGTTTATCTACTCATTTAACACCATCTAATTTAATTAAACCTTCATATAAAAATAATTGGATTAAATCTTTATTAGTTAAAAATTTAAAACCTTTAATAAAAATAGTTGATGAAGTTTTAATTTTAGAATGGGAGTTTTGGGAGATTTATTGGATTTCACAATTTAAAACTTGGGGTTTTAAATTGACTAATTTAACAAATGGTGGTGATTATGTTATTAATGAAATAAAATTTGGTTCAGATAATAATAATTTCAATCATAAAATTGATGATTTAGACATTTTAAAACTAATAGATGATGGATTATCACAAAAAGAAATAGCTTTTAAATTAAAAACAAATATAGCACTAATAAAAAGACGTATGTTTAAATTTAATATAAATTTTAAAAAAAGAAGAGGTGAAAGAATTACACAAGGTAATACACATAATTTTAGACATGATATAACAAATGAAAACGTTATGGAATTATATAATAAAGGGTTAAGCGTTAATAAAATATCTAAAATATTAAACGCTGATTGCTCAACAATAAAAAAAAGAATAATAAAATAGAAGTATGGAAAAAAAGAAAAAATTAAATGTATTAGTAGTACCTAGTGATAGAACGGGTGTCTCATATTATCGCTCAACTAACCCTCACATTGCTTTAGAAAATAACTATCCAGATGAATTTATGGTTCATATTGATTATGAACCACAATTAAATAATGATGAATGGTTAAAACAATACGATATTATACATTATCATAGAACACTTGGTCAATATGAACAAATGGAAATGTTATTAGCTAAATTGAAAAGTTTAGGAATCGTCACAATTATGGATTTGGATGACCATTGGTCACCTGGTACGCACCATCCAGCTTATCATTTAATTAAACAAGCAAAATTAGATGAAAAGATTTCAAATAATCTTAGAGTTGCTGAAAATATAATTACAACAACACCTTTGTTTGCTAATGAAATTTCTAAGTTAAACAAAAATGTATTTGTATTACCAAATGCGGTAGACCCAACTGAAAAACAATTCACACCAAAATTAGAACCATCAAATGGTAGACTTAGGATTGGATGGTTAGGTGGTTCATCACATTTAAAAGATTTACAATTACTTAAAGGTATCGTAGGTAGACTTAGAACAGATGGTTTATTAAATAAGGTTCAGTTTGTTTTATGTGGTTTTGATACACGTGGTACACATACTGAAATAGATAGAATGACTGGCGAACAAAAAACTAGAGCCATAAAACCAAAAGAAAGTGTTTGGTATGAATATGAAAAAATATTCACTGATGACTATAAAACAGTTAGTGAAGAATATAAAGATTTCTTAATGAAGTTTGAACCTAATTCAGAATATAATAATGTTAGTAATGAAGCATACAGACGTGTTTGGACTAAACCAATATCTTCATACGCATCTAATTATAACTTATTCGATGTGTCATTAGCACCATTGGAAGAGAACATTTTCAATAAAGTTAAAAGTCAATTAAAAGTTATTGAATCTGGTTTTCACCACAAAGCAATTATCGCACAAGACTTTGGACCTTACCAAATTGATTTAACCAATGCTATCCAATTTGGTGGTGGTATTGATTTAACAGCCAACGGTATTCTTATTGATTCTAAGAAAAATCATAAGGATTGGTATGTTGCTATTAAGAAATTAATCAACAACCCAGAAGTGGTTGAAACTTTACAAAACAATCTTTTTGAGACTGTTAGTGATACTTATTCAATGGATAAGGTTACTGAAGATAGGAAAAAACTTTATCAAGTCTTGGTTTTTGGAAATCAAGGAGAAAATAAAGAAGATGTAAAAGAAGTAGAAACACATGAAAACGTATAAAAAAACAAAAAAAATACTTAAACCATCAACAGCTAGCAAGTTATTAAAACTTGTTAGTGGTTTATGGGTTAACTATATTAAAACACCAATTAATAATTTATGGTGGAAAACAATTAAAAAACCTTATTTAAATTATAAAGAAGAGAAAGCTAAAAAAGCTGAAATTTATAATATTAAAAACCATTTCTCTAAAAATTTTGCTAATCATGATTTGGTTAAAGATTTAATGTATAATCAACCATATCAACAAACAGACATGTCAAAATTAATGGGGGATTTAATCAGTAATAGAAAAGAAATGTTTATGGTTAAAAGTGGTAAGATACCATTCTTATTCGAACCAGATATTATTGATATTCACAATGATAATTTAAATACTAACGCACCATCATTAGAGGATTTAATTAAAATTAATAATGAAAACGCTAAAGAATCATTAAGGAAACAAACAATTAAAAGTCAAGCATCGCCAACAGCTAGTGTTTTAAGTAAGGATATTACACATAAAAATAAAATATTCACTACTGTTTCTGAAGATGAAAAAACTGAAGATGTATCAATACAAACTATTAGAGCGATTGATAGTGAACGTGCTAATAGAGACTTTAAATATTTTATGGATACATTAAATAATATTAAGAAATAATCAATAAGGGTTGATTTTTAGTTAAAAATGTAGTATATTTGTATAAATAATACACATATATACATATATTAAAATGGTTTTAGAACAAGAAAGAATCGTTGCTAATACAAAAAAGTATTTTGATACAGCAACAAAATTAGGTTTCATGAATGAAGGGTTGATGACCTTTTTAGGTGAAGAATTTATCAAAGCACCAGCATCTAGTATGGCTGATTTCCATAACGCATTTGAAGGTGGTCTTATTGAACATTTACTTAATGTTGCAAAATATGCAGTTTTGATTAATAAGTCATTACCAGAAGATGAGCAAGTAAAACAAAATTCACTTGTTAAGGTTTGTTTACTTCACCAAATTGGTAAAGCTAAATTATACAAACCATGTGAATCAGAATGGCATCGCAAAAATCAAGGTAAGATGTATGAGTTCAATGATGAATTAACATCTATGCGTGTTGGTGAAAGAAGTATCTTTTATGCAACAGCTAATGGTATTACATTAACTGATGAGGAATATATAGCTATCTTGAATTTTGATAAAACTGATGATAAAATGTCAGAGTATCACAACTCAATGGTTGGTGAGTTATTAAAAATGGGTAGTGTTTTAGCTATTAAAAGCGAACAAGGAAAAAGATAATGAATATAGATGATATGAAAAACAAAGCACTTCTAGTGATGGACCCAGATAGTGGGTACACATTAGAAGACTTTGATGATGAGTTTTGTGTTACTCAAGAAGTAACTCCAGAATTCAAAAAAATTGGTTTATCATTTGTTAATGAATCTAATAACCCAGACCCAGAATATGCAACAGATGGTGCATCTGGTTTTGACCTTAGAGCTAATTTGAAAGAAAGTTTAGTTATAAAATCTGGTGAGTATATGTTAATAAAAACTGGTTTATATTTTGATATTCCAGATAATATGGAAATAACTATTAGGTCAAGGAGTGGTTTAGCGTATAAACATGGTGTTTGTGTTCTTAATGGGGTTGGAACTATAGATAGTGACTATACTGGTGAAATTGGTGTTTTATTAATTAACCATGGTAAAGAAGATTTCATTATAACTAATGGTGATAGAATTGCACAAGGTGTTTTAACTAGTGTTTTATGTAAGAACATTGTTAAGTTTGTTAAAGAAACTGAAATTAATAAAATTACCTCTAGAGGTAATGGTGGTTACGGCTCAACTGGTTCTAAATAAGACCAATTCTTTATATTATGTCTACACCTATAACTTGCCGTTCCTATTGAAATATTATAAAATCTAGCAGCATCAGAAGCACTAATAAAAATAACCTCACCAACAATAACTTTTTTACTTGTTGGTGAGGTTATTCTCATTTTAGCAATAACACTCATTTTAATTTTATTTTCTTCTGAATGTTTTTTACCATAAAATGGGTTTTTACAACCACTTAAATTATCACTTATCTTCTTTTTTGATTCTTCTGAATGTTTTTTACCGTACATACCATTCTTATCACCAAATTGTGGTTTACTCATCTTCTTTTTTGATTCTTCTGAATGTTTTTTACCGTACATACCATTCTTATCACCAACTAATTTACCTTTCCTATCTAACGAAAATTTATTTTTTGTTTCTTCACTATGTTTCAGACCTAACATCCAACCAGTTTGACCACCAAAGGAAATATTATAACCAATTTCTTGGTTATTTGTTTTTAATTTTTCTATCCAATATTTTTCTTTATAATTTAGGTCATCAATTGTTTTACAAGTTTCTAATACTTCTTTTTTAAAATTTATAGTACCGTATTTTTTAATAGCTTGTTTTAAAATTATACCAGACCCTAAATATTTAGGGTTATTTTTTGAATCTTGACCTATGTATATCTTACCGTTTATTAGGTTTGTTGTTTTATATATAATCATATTTTAAACGACCATTAAGTGGTCTTACCACAAATATAACATTAAAACTAAACAATGTCAATAAGATTCTTTACTATATCAATTTTTTTATCTATATTTAAATAAAAAATTATGATAACAGTAGTATATTGTACGAGAGAAACAAATCCAGAACATAAAGAACATTTAATAAAATCATCTGGTCTTCACAAACACATTGAAGTGATTGAAATAATCAATAACGGTGAAAGCCTTACCCATGCATATAATCGTGGGTTAAAACAAGCTAAAAACGATATTGTAGTATTCTGTCATGATGATTTAACACTTGAAACTAAACAATGGGGAAATAAATTAATTAAACAATTTAGTAAAAACTCAGAATTTGGTATAATTGGTGTTGCTGGTTCCAAATCGCTACCAACTAGCGGACAATGGTGGGAAGATAGAAGTAAAATGTATGGTAGAGTCCAACATACACATGAAGGTAATTCATGGTTATCATCTTATTCAGAAGACTTAGGTCAAGAATTAGAAGAGGTGGCTGTTGTTGATGGTGTTTTCTTTGCTGTTGATAAATCTAAACTAAAGGTTGAATTCAATGAAAGTGTTGAGGGATTCCATTTCTATGATGTTACATTTTGTTTTGAGAATCATTTAAAAGGTGTTAAGGTTGGTGTATCTACTGTAGTTAGAGTTAACCATAAATCAATTGGTATGACAAATGAATCTTGGGAAACTAATAGACAACAATTTGCTGAAACATTCAAAGAACAATTACCTACCAAAGTTAAAAAAGTTTTACGTAAGAATGAAAAACTTAAAGTATTGATTGGGTGTTTAAACTTTAATGGTTATACTGGTTCAGAACTTTATGTTTTTGAATTAGCAAAACAATTGATAAAAGAAGGTTGTGAGGTTAGTGTTTGTTCAAACATAGGTCAACCACTAATTACCGCTGCTAATAAATTAGGAATTAAAATGTATACACTACAAGAACCTCCAGGTTTTAAATTGGGTGATGGTAAATGGTTACTTAAAAGTGCTGAAGGTGAGGTTGTTTCTCAACCAAATACACTTTATAAATTAAGTGATATAAACTTTGATGTGATACATTTGAACCATAAACCAGTAACAGAACATTTATCTAGATTATACCCTAATACACCAATGATTTGTTCAATACATTCAGAAGTTATTAATCTTGAAGAACCAGTTATATTACCAGAAATTAAGAAATACATAGCTATTAGACCAGAAATAAAACAATACATAGTGGATAAATTTGGTATTGATTCTAAAGATGTTGATGTGATTTATAACCCAATCGATAATAGTAGATTTAAAGTTGTTAAAAATAACGAAAAAAGGGAAAAGAAACGAATATTATCTGTGTCTACCATAGATTACTTACGAAAAAACATGCTAATAGATTTAATAAATAATTCAGTTATTGATGATTATGAATTATGGATTGTGGGTAAAAAAAATGGTGATGATTATTTAAGTGAGTTGATTAAAGATAAACCAAATATTAAATATTTTGAAGCAACTAAAAATATCGAGGATTTTATTCAACAATGTGACGAAACATCTGGTGTACTTTTGGGTCGTGTCACCATTGAATCTTGGATGTGTGGAAAACCATCTTGGATATACGACATATCATCAAATGGTGATATAATATCTAAATCTTTACATCAAGTACCATTAAATATCGATAAATTCAATAGTGAAAATGTTGTTAAACAAATAATTGGTTTATATAATGAAATATTAGAATAAATGGAAAATGATATAAAACAAAAAGGTATTTATAAAATAACCAACATAATTAACGGTAAGATTTATATTGGTAGCACTAGTGTTTCATTTAATAATAGATTTAAAAAACATATTAATGATTTAGATACAAATAAACATGGTAATCGTTATTTACAAAACGCATGGAATAAATACGCTAAAAATAGTTTTATTTTTGAAATTATTGAAATAATAGATAAAGATGAATTAATCATCATTAGAGAGCAATATTATCTAGATACATTACTACCAACTAAAAGAAATATTGGTTATAATATATGTAGTATTGCTGGTAGTTCATTAGGTGTTAAAAGAAGTGATGAATTTAAAGAAAAGATTAGACAAAATAATTTAAATATGTCTAAAGAAACTAGAGCTAAAATTAGTAACTCTTTAATTGGTCTTAAACAATCTAAAGAAACGATTGATAAACGGGTTAAAAAATTAATTGGTAGAGTTGGGGGTATGATAGGTAAAAAACATTCAAAAATAACAAAATTAAGAATGTCTAAAGCACATATTAAAAACAATTACATTAGTTGTTATAAAATCGGAAATAAACCACATAATATTAGAAAAATAATACAATTAGATTTAGAAGGTAATTTTATTAGTGAATGGGATAGTATGAATGAAATATAAAAAAAATTAAAAATAAGTCATGGTAATATAAGTTTAGTTTGTAGTGGTAAACGAAATAGTGCTGGTGGTTTTAAATGGGAGTATTTAGAAAATAATAACAATACGAATCAATTTTAGAATAAATG